CCTTTTCTGCCTTCAAATATTCTTTGATACATCTGTTCATAGCTATTATAACCTTGATTTGATATTTCATTTTGTATAGATGATATCATGCCTTGCTTTGCATTTTTTGGAAATGGTAATATCAAGCAAGTGTCAATAGTATCATTATCTTTATAATTATATGTTTTAGGTGAATCAGTCGATGGATATGTTTTTGTATCGTCTGGGTGAACTCCAAGATTCCAATTATCCATATAAATTGCTGATTTACTTATAGGTACATAATTTCCAGGCCTTAACTCAAACGTATCAGCTTGTATAAATGTGTGTAAATCTTGTGGACTTAATGTAAATGAAAATGACTCTGCAAATGTTTGAATCATTGAAATATTAGCTAAATCATCTTCATTTAATTCATAGCTCCAATCTGTATCTAATTGTTTTATTATAGGGTCATTATAATCTATAGGGCCTAATAGAGCATTAAATAATAAATTATAAACCTCATAAATTAAACAAGAATTGTCAAAATTTATATCTAACAATGGCACCATAGGAATACCTGTACCAAAATCAAAATCATAATTGTTACTACCTCCACCATATGGAGCTTCATCTATTAATAAATAATTATCATTTGTAAAAAAGTCTTTTGAACCTTTGTTTGGATTTGGATATACACATGTTCCATTATCTATTGTAGCTAGTGGATTATAATTTTCAGCATTTGGGTCCGTACATCCTGTAATTGGACCTGGTCCAAATTCACATGTGCCATCATCTATATTAGCTGCAGGATTATAATTTAAGGCAGATTCATTTGTACATCCAGTGACATCATAATTACAACTACCATCATCTATGGTAGCAGCTTCGTTATAGTTGTTAGCAGATGGATTTGTGCATCCATAAATTTCAAACTGGTCTTGATTAAAAGTCATATCATGTAACTGGGTTGCCTTTAGTTTCACTTTATCAAGGCCATAAGTAATGTCATGTATTACAAACATTGGATAAATTTGCTGTCCATTTCTAATTACAGGTCCATCTGTACTCAAACCAGTAATAGTTATATTTTCACCATAAGGTTTTTCCCCATCCAATGTTTCCAAATCTTGAAAAGCTATTATACTGCCCAGTTCCAGTTTAACAAACTTTGCAGGTAGCTCTAAAATTACGATATTGTGTTGATTGTAATTCCACATTAAATGATTTTGTCTTTGTAGTAATGCCGTATTTTCATCTGCTACATGCAAGCTAGATATTGTTTTTTTATAAACTTCTTTAGATTCATCTGTCAAATCGCCATAAATGCTTTCATCGGTATAATCAAATACCTCATCAAAAGATAAATACCCTGTTTCTGCTAAAAATATTTTTCTTCCAGGTTCATACCTATATTGATAATTTACCTCTAATGTAACATCTTCTATGGGAGTTCTGTCAAATGAAACTTTTAATATTTCACCTCTTTTAAATATATAATCAACATCTGTTATCTGATATGACTGTTTTATTGATTTAAATTTTAAAATATTGTTTTCATTGAAATAATAATAATATTCTGTATCTGTCAAAAGAGTTGATAAAAGAGAATTAAATGGTACTGGCCTATCAATATAACACCTAGTATTATATGTATTTGGATTGTTTGTAGAAAATGTATCTATATACTCTAAATATCCTAATTCTAAATTACTTAATGAAAAATTTTGACCAATAACCTCATTGTGCATTATATCTCTAATTTGATTTATAGGACTATTGTCATTATTTGATATTGTTTTTCTTCCTTTAACTCCATTTACGTAAAACTGTTTACCATGGACCCCTGGCATATATGCTACAGCTTCAACCTCAAAATCAATTATTTCTATATTTATAGGCTGTGTAATATTCCATATTTGACCTTCTGCATAATCATTACCAGCATGTATACCATATGAAAATTGAAAATTTGGTAGTGTCGCATCAGTGTACTGTGCAACCCAAACACCAGCGCTATCTAAAACTCCTTGTATATAATCTTGTGCATCCCCTGGTGGAATATTAATAAGTTCTCCACACCCCCAATGCTGTGGTGTAATTTCTAGTTCTATGGCAGGCCATGGATTATCTACCCATGAACCTAAAAACTTATTAACGGTATATATATATTCACCTGTATATCTTTCGTTTTCAAAAGTTGGTATTGTGTCTGCATAAACACCACCATTTTCATTAAATATAGGATTTTCACCTTCCCCTACAAAAGAACCAGACTGTGCTAAATCAACAAGATTTTCATAATGCGCATACCATGCTTGACCTGATGTATTTTCTTCAGGATTACCACCACCATTATAAACATCTGCACCCTCATATTGAGTATAATCCCAAGGATTAATCCCTCGCATACCGAATCTTAAACCTCTATATGGTCCATTTGTTGTTTGTGCTAAAGCTGAATTATGTCCAGTTGATTCTCTTGGTGTCAAAAATGCACTTAACCCATCAGTAGCTAAACCTGCTGTCACCATACTTTCAATATTAGATAAAATTGGATTTGATTGGCTTTCTGTGCCTATTTCTGATATTTTAATTTTATATTTTACTCTTACCCCATTAGCTAGTGTGCTAGCCAGTCCAGCAATAGGAATTATTACAGAATACCCCTCTCTTCTACAAGAAAATGTACCAACTTGACCATTCTGTGAATCATAATGATATATAGCAAAATCACCAATTTCGTTTGGATTACTACCCAATAAATCAACAATACCACCAATCATTTGAGGACCCTCGTAAGACATACTTAAATTAAGTGGAGCATCCCATTTAATAGTTTTGTTTTGGTCCCACTCCTGGTCTACAAGTAATACGTCTGCTTTTTTCACATCTTCCCAAAAAGGATTATCCTCTCTAAAACCATAACCCTTTCTGATATGAGGATGCTGTTCCTTTCTGTGTCGATTTGGGTCCTGAACAACATCATCTCTTTGTATTAGATTAGAAAATTGCACACCTGGCAAAACTTGATAAGTTCCTTGCAGTAATTGTTGTAATTGGTCTGCATTTAAATCATAATCATCAGTTCCGATATATGATTCTGCCAATGACCTAGAAAATGAAAAAAGCTGCAATCCTTCCCCATACAATAATCCTGAATATATATAAAAATATTGTACAGCTCCCTTCATGTCTACCACTTCCTCACTATCTATGCCATCTTCTACTCCAAACTGTGGTATCTGTGTATATGCAAAACTTTCTGTATCAAGTAAAAATATCCAACTGATTTTTTGATTTTGATTTGGGTCGTTTATAAACTGTGTATTAATTGTTGGTAAATATTGCTGGAACTCTGAATCCCAATATCTATCAACACGTAAAGCAAAATCCTCATCTAAATTAAAAGGTACCATATCTTGGCCAAAATCTCCATATATAATAGGTGAGTATTTACCTCTTTGATTTGACCTATATATACCTTCTGATGGAAATTTATATCCTGATGGTATATCAGCATCATTTAATATTTGTTTTGTTAATAATGCCTCTGCTTTGTCCTCTAATGTTATTGATACGGTATCCCTATTATGTTTAAATCTGGTAATTTTTCTCTGTGTTACTAAACCTGCTCTTCTTGTATCATCAGATGTTATACCTAAAAAGTCTGTTTGGTTAGTTACTATATATATAGAACACATTTTATTAATAATGTTTTTTTCGTTTAAAACATCCATAAATGTTTTACCATTATATAAATAATTTGATAGGTCTAATTGTACTGTTGAGCTTTTAAAATTTTTTTCTACTAAATCAATACTGTTTGAAATGGTAGGAAATGACTTTAAATATGGTAATGCTCTTTTAACTATTTCTGTATCATCATTACTAGCATGATTAAGCATGTAATCTTCATACGTTTCAAACCTTTGACTTGCTACCTCTATTGTATATTCTTTTGGAGCAGTTGATATAAGTAAAAAATTTTTATTTAATGCAGTTTCTGGGTCATTGTCATATAATGGTATATATCTATTTGGTTGAGGTCCAAACGTGTGCTCTGATATTACTAATACAATATCTAGTGCAGGATTATTTTCTAATGTTTTTTCAAAGGTTGGTGTTAATATCATAATTTAACCAATTAAACTGTATAGTCTTCTGTGTGATTTAGGTAAAACATGATGTCCTTTTCTAACCCCTTCTCTTATAGCTGGTATAAGTACATCAATAACATGCTCATCAACCAGTGGAGCCTCTACTTTAACTTCCACATTTACAGTATTTCCAGCACCCCCACCGTTATTCATATTATCAAACATTTGTCTTCCAAATGTATCTACGGCTGACCTGTTCATAACAAACTCACCACCTTCAAGCTCTGCAGGCACACCACCCTGTGAATGACTTGGACCTTGCACATATCCACCATCTTGAAATGATGTGGTAAAACTTGTCCCTGTGGTTGTCATTTGTGGATTTACTTGTTGTACTTTTGCGCTTTGTAATTTTTGTATCTGATTATCCAGGTTTTTAAGTTGAACAGCACCATTAGCTGCTACAGTTGCAGCTATTCCTACACCTGCAGGAAATCCAGCTTCGTATGCTCTGGCCATACCTGTTAGGATACCTGCCTTTGCAATAAATTTCATCTGCTTGATGGCATCTATTCTAGTCTTTTTAGATTCTTTTTCGTTGCCTGCAATAGATTGTAAATAGGTACCTGCTGCGCCCATTAACGCATTAGCTACATTTACTGCCATCATTACTCTTTGCTTGTTGTAAAATCTATCTATATCTTTTTTCTTTTCATGAAAATCTTTATGACCTTCTAGCTCTTTTAATTGCAGCTCATGTTCTGCATTTAGCCTTGCAAGTTCATTTGTATTTGTTTGCTCCATAAAACTTTGATGAAACTCATCTGCAAATTGATGCTGTAACTCTGCTTGTTCTGCAGCAAATTCTTTATCAAATACCATTTTTATTGCCACCTCAGGTGACATGCCTTGCTCATCTATAAATTGTTGTATTGCATCAATCTGTTCGCTTGTTATATCTGGCATGTTAAACGCCAGGTTTAATGCAAGTTTATCACCTACTCCCATATCTGTAAGTCTTGTAAGATTATCTTGTATTTGTTGAATTGTATTCTCATCAAAATTTACATCAAATGCTAAATTTACTGCCTGCTCTGGGTCTATACCGTTAAAAGCTGCTATAATATCTTTTATATTTTGTATTGTTGTTTCATTAGTAAGATTGCTATCATCTTGCGCATCTTTCATTATAGCATATTTAATTGCTGTATCTGTTAATGCTTTATTTAATTCTTCTTTTTGTTCTTGTACTTGCTGGGCATAGAATATTGTTTTTTTACCTTGTCGTTCTTCCTCGGTCCCTGCATTTATAATATTATTTATTATTTCATCTAGTGAGTCACCACGTTTTGCTGAGGCCATAGCAGCCTCTAATTCAGACCTTGTTATATTATCTATAATACCTATGCGCCTGGCTTCAATTAAGGCCAAATCAGCCTGTTTTTCCTGCTTATCTGTTAATTTTTTATTATGCTTTTCTTCTAGGTCTGTAATTCTTTTTATGCTTTTTTCAAAATCATTTAATAATTCTATTTGATTTCTTTCTTCAACGCTAAGATTATTATACGCCTCTATTTTTTCTTGTAATGTTACTATCTGGGTCCTGTCAGATGCAATTTGTGCCTCTGTAGTTTCAATTATATTTTTACCCTGCTGCACATTGTTTTTAAATTCTTCAGTTCCTTCGCTAAGACTAGCATTAAAAAAGTTACTAATTTCCGTAACATCTTTTAACTTTTCACCCATCTGACCTGCTACACTTGAGTTTCTAGCTGCAGCATTAGCCGTTTTATTTAGTTCTTCTCCTACTAGGCTTAAAAATTTATTTAATTCATCTAAATTATCAGCCAAAGTCCCTTCACCAATAGACTTATCTATTGCATCAGTAGATTTTTTTAATTCTTTATTGCTACCAGCATAATTAGTTGAAAATTGTATTAAACCTTTTAAATCTTTTACACGTGAATTATATTGATTTGCTAAATTATCTTCAGATTTTAATAATTGCTCGTTTGATTTAATATTGGCTTCATATGCTTTTATTTGTTTTTTAGCAGCATCCACGCTGTCTGAGGTTAAATTGTTAATATCTATAGTAGACTTTGACAAATCTACCTGAGATATACTCAAACCACTTTGTGCAGATTTTAATTTTTGCAGCTCTTTTGAATAATCTTTAGTAATTTCTGTTCCATCTTCTGCTGAATTATACCATTTTATTAAAGCTCCTGCTGCAAGAGCTGCACCTACAGCTAATGCTCCCCATGGTGTTGTTGCAAGCGTTAAATTAAAGCTAATGGTGGCCGTTCTTGCAAACTTCATTGCTGCTGTATATCCACCAATTAATGCTGGCAAACCTTTCCAAACTCCTGCAAATACGCCTAATTGTACTATATATCTTTTTATATCTTCTATGTCTGTTTCAGATATAAACTCTGTCATAGCTTGCACTGCAGACCTTAAATCATCTTTAAACTCATCAAATACATCTAACGCTAGACCTTCCAGGGCTGAATTAAATTTATCTAAGTCGCCCTGTAGAGAATCCATCATAATGCGTTGTTGTTCTTGTGCAAATCCTAATCCACCAAATGCCTCAGATGATTCATTCAATACATCTGTTAAATCTTCTACGTTGCCTATATTGTCAAATAAAACTTTAAATCCTGCTACGGCTCTTTTGCCTACTAATGCTGCGCCTTCACCTACAGGGTCAAATCCTTCTTTTCTTAGCTTGTCAAAAGCTATTGCCATTTCCTCTGCACTTTTAACAGGGCCACCTAATTTTTTCGCCAGCTTAGAGCCTTCTGTCCCCATCTCTAACATTATTTTTCTAAGCTGCGTTCCTGCCATTGAACCTGTAATAGCATTATCATGCAGCTTTCCAAGCATTGCAACAGACTCTTCTAAACTAAATCCTAAACCAGATGCAACAGGTGCCACGTATGTCAATGAATCGCCCAGAGTAGTCATATTTAAAGCAGAGCTTGCAGTTGCTGCTGCAAATATATCTGTAACGTGTGCTGCCTCAGCCGTTTCTAATTGAAACGCTTTCATTGTACTCCCCACCTGCATTGCTGATTCGCCAAGTTCTTGGCCTGTTGCATATGCTAGGGCCTGAGTAGCCTCTGTCATTCCTATTATTTCATCAGTTCTAAATCCTAATCGTGCAAAATTTTCCTGTAGCTCTGCTATTTCTGATGCAGTGTTTGCTGTAGATGCACCCAAATCTCGTGCCTGCTGAGATAGAGTTTTTAGCTCGTTAGCAGATGCTCCAGATACAGCTTGTACCCTTTTCATCTGCGCTTCAAAGTCTTTTCCAATTCCTACTACTTTAGATATAGCAACGCCAGCAACGGCAAATCCTGCCATCGTAGCCATGAGGCCCTTAAATGACCGTTCTGTGGTTTTTACTTGGGTGTCCAGGCCTGCAAGTTCTGCCTGTGATAATTTAACCCCTTTGGTTTTTAGTAGTATTTGGAGTTGTTGTCTATCTATCGCCATTAGTTGCCCTTCTTCTTAGCTTTTTTCTTTTGCTCTTTATCGTACTGCTTTTGTTTTATTTTATTTCTAGTTTGCATCGCATTGTAGATTATAAAATAATAGTCTGTCCATTTTTTTGGCTGGTCCCCATATGAGCCTTTATATGGTGCTATTCCAGTTTCTTTGCAGTAGATAAACATATCTATCATCTTTTGCATTTTAGGGTCTATAAAGACGTTTTTACATGCAAAAAAGGGTAATGAGTGATACATATCTTCAGCTATATCACCATTACCCTGGGAGTTGCGTTTTAAATCTTCTTCAAGCATAGCATAATATTTCCAGACATCATCTACATTGTTAAATGTAACTTTAGGATATTTTTTATTCTTGTCTAATATTATACTTTTTACGGTGTATGGAAATTTATGTAGCCTGCAACCCATACACACACCATCAATTAAGACGTTGAGGGTGAGGCTGGCTGCTTTTTTCTTGTAACTACTTGAGCTGCTTGAATTAAATCAGATGCTTCCTGTTTATCTTCATCTGTTAATTGTTTAAGCGCAGAATCTGGTGGCATTTCACCATTAACTGCTTTCCAATCACCTATTCCTGACAGTCCTGCTCTTAGCCATTTAGTTCTTGTTTTATTAACATTTTTTATGCTTGATGGCTGCCCATCTGCAAAAGTAATGTCTATAGAATCCCTGCAATCATCCATTTCATCTATAGACATATCTTTAATAGTAATAGTTATACCACTTTTTAAGGTTTTTATTTCTGCCATTTTATCCCTCGTTTATGTTATCTTTAAATCAATTAATGCACCTGCACCTTCTGCAGTTCCAATAAATGGTAGTTCAATATACACTCCATCTTCTGCAGCATAATCTTTATTGTATCCTGTGAATTTAGCTGCTGGTATACCAATAAAGCATGTGGCAGCACCTACTGCAGCATCTCCAAAGATTATAGCTGTCGATGTACCATTTAGCCAGTTATCTAATAATCCTCGTGAGTTATCGTCATATTTAACTGTCATTGAACCTTCAACAGTTATATTTCCTGCCCTCACATAGGCATCTGGCTGTCCAAATACTGTTCCTGTTGAACCTGGTGCAGCCTCGGCAATACCTTGATGTCCTGCTCTTGCTACTGGGTTTGTAATGGTTACAGAAAATGATTTACATATAACTGCGTTTCCACCTATAGAAACATTATCCATTTCAAATATGTTTTGATGACCACCATAGGATGAAACTTCTGTATCAGCAATAGTTATGCTAGAGTTATCATATTGAATGGGTCTATAGCCACCAAAAAAAGTTCCTGATGTTGTTAGTTTACCACCATTGGTCCCTGCATCCATTGATAATGTTAGTGAATCGCAAATTGCGCTATACATATACCTACCTTTAGCTGCATCTGGATTTTGAATTTGTAGAGCTAAATCAAAATTATTAGCAGCATTGTATGAATATGAATTTGTTGCTGCTGTGCCTGCAACAGCTACTGCGCCAGTTACGTCTGCTACCTCTATATTACTTGTCAATAGCGCATGGAGCAAACCTTCATTTTCTGGTATATAGTTATCCCATCCCCATGTGTATGAACCCCCTGCAGTATTTGTAGCAGAATGAGATGTTACGTAATCTGTTGGCCTTAATACTCTTTGCCCTAATCGTTGTATTTGCGTGGAGTTATCTGCCCCACTAAAATCTATATCGTTTACAGTATCTAGTCGCATGTGATACATTGTACCTGCCACCGTTGCAATTCCGAAATTGCTTGTGTGGAGTCCTACTGCGACCTTATACTCTCTTCCTGAATATGTTACAGCCATTTGTTATCCCCTTTTAATTAGCTTTTTCAATAAAGTTTTCATTTAATGCCATCTTAGCATCTGATGGCTCAATTTTAATAGTGCCACCCTCTAATATTGTCTTATAATTTGCAGGACCTAAACCCCAAAAATTATTTTGTGTATTACATTGTTCAAAATTACTGCCCATTTTGTATGCAATTTTTGTGCTTTTTTCTTCTTTTTTAGCCATTTTTTGCTCCATATATTGTGTTTAAGTTAATTACTGTCTACTAATAATACAAGAAAATAGAAAATTCACTGCCATTAAATCTTCTGTTACATTTTCAAACTCTATTTCTTCTACCTGGCCCTCAATCCATGATATGACATTCGCATCATTTCCTGCATCCTTGGCATGGTTGTTTGTTAGTATCTGATTTGTTCTTTCCATTTCTCTGTACATATATTCATAATCATATTCTTTAGGATTTCGTACAGAATTATATTGCACAATATCTACAAATATTCTTCTTGAAAATGTTGTATTTGAGTATAAGGATACAAATTCATTTCTTGTACTAAATATTCTAATACTAAAATCTTCAGATTGCTGCATAAAAAAGGGAGAAATGTATATTGGACTAGGATTATACTGTTCTCGTAATATTTGCCTAATAGGCAGCAATACGTCATTATATGTTATATTTGAGTAATCTGTGGTCTTTGCCATTATCCTTGAAATCTCCTAGTCATTCTAATACTTCCCATTTGTGTATTGGTCGCATCTATACCATACCCATGAAGTTCTATTTCATATTCATCTAAATCCGTTGTTACGGCAGTTGCCACATCATCACCACCCCATCGTATCTCTAAACTACCTACGCCTAATTCTTGGAATCTTCCATTTATAGCCTCTGAATCAACAATAATATCTGTTTTTAAGTTATCTCCATCGCTTGCATATACTGTATATTTTGATGTACCCATAAGGCCACCTTCTCCAGATTCTATTTTAACCTTTAATAGTTCGTAGTCCCTACCACCATAATGACCCCTTAATTCTACTGGTCTTAAATCTGAACTAGAGCTTACATTAACTTCTCTTAATACACCCTTACTGCTATCCCTGGTGACTTGATTTGGTAGTGTCAATGTACCCTCTCTTAAACCTAAAATTATAACATCTAATTCAGATTGAAATATTGGTATTAGTTCACTTGTAGGGTCATTCGCTTTAATCATTAGTAAAATTGCTTGCAATGATGTTGCTCTCACTATAAAAGTTGGATAGTTGCCTTCTCTGTCTTTCATTATTTCTCTTGTCATTCTGTGGTCCAATAAGGATTCTATCATTCTGCTTGCTCTTTTTCTAACATTAGTCGTATATGTTTGAAAATCTATTCCTGCATGCACATCATAGTCTGCAGGATTTAAATTGTCTGTAATCAACAATGCTTTATCAAGAGCAGCATCATATATAAATGCAGGATTCTCTGATAATGATGATTCATCTGTTACGTCTGCGCTTGCATCATATACTACAGATACTGACACTCCTGACACATGTGCAATCGCTGTTGTTTTACATACTCCTCTTATAAATGTTACGGTAGAGCCTAATACGTTAGATACGCGCATATATTCATCTTCTATTTTAATAATATCATTTGCACCTATTTTGCTTGTAGATGTTAAATCTACTGTAGTTGCATCTTCATCTAGTGATGTTGATGTTGTTGTCACAGATGATGATGGGAATCCAAGATTTAAACACTTTGCTCTGTCAAAAAATAAATCTGTTACTAATCCTGGTGAGTCAGCAACATACATATCTAAAGTATCTACTATATTTGATACTGCTAATGACCACCCTGTAACTTTTACTCTATTATTATATTTTCCAAAATCAGGAAATACATCAAACAAATCTGTATTTTCGCAGTAGGTTATCGTACTTGTCAATGCCATTATTTACCTCTCATTTTTCTTCTAACTTTTTTTGAATATTTTGCTCTTTGTTTTCCAGCTTTAGTAGCTTTTCTTTTTTTCCTGTTTTCATATGCTTTTTGAGCAGGTGTCAAACTATCTCTAACTGATTTAGGAAGATACCTTCCTCGTTTGCTTTTTGGTTTTTTCTTATCGCCCTTGCTTACATAATCCCACTTCTGTTTAGTCCATTTCTTTAAAGACCTTTGTGATTTTTTTAATGCCATTACCTATAACCTCCACCAGCAGCTTTATATCTTCTTGCTAGCATTTGAGCTTTTCTTGCTGACCATTGCCCTGCCCTTCCACCTTTTGAGCCTCTTTTAATAGCATAAAACAATCTTTTTCTTAATGCAGGTTTAGTATAATTACCAGCCTCATTTACTCTGCTTTTTGCTCTTTTTTTTCTAGTTGTTTTTTTTCTTGCCATACTACCAAGCCTTACATGACCAATACCTGGCTTTATATTTTGGGCCAGGATTAGCACAGTTATGTCTTGCCCTAAATGATTTTCTAGCTTTTTTATTTGACTTTCTAATTCTCATTTTTGCATCACCAAATGGTACTCTTTTTATTTTACCACTTGGCATGCGAACAAAGACTTTTCTTTTTTTCTTACCATATCCAGGTTCACCTTTTCTAATCAAAGATGGCCTGTTTAATGTGACTTTTCTACCCCTATAAATTGCCAAGATTTACCTTCCTTTTATGCCTGTCATTTTGTTTCTGTGCCCTTAAATGACTAATAATGCTGAATTCGCATTTAAGGCCCAAAATAGACGATTTTAGGGACTTTAAACCCTCTTGCGTATGTTGGGACCTATTTTTAATATTTCTAAGTTTCATAACGAGAGTTACTTAAATTATTTTTGTAACATACACTATGCCAAAATGTCACTTTTTTCATTTTTTTGCGTATCTTCGGCCTGTTAATCCCCTAGAAGATTTCATTTTCTTTCTACCTTTTTTCATGCTTTTTTTCTTACCTTTTTTCTTGTAAGATTTTCTTCCATATGCCATTTTAGTTACCCTTTATTTTTTAATTAAATGCTATTATTGAAACTGTTGCATTTCGTTTTGGATTTGTACTTCTTGCTGAAATTGATTGTAGTTGAGATGTTGTTTTTGGCTCACCACTTAAACATGATAATACTTTTGCAGATATATTAAAGGTTGCATATTTCAATCCATTACGTATTGTAATTGCGCCTGAACTATAATTTATTGTTCCTACTCCTAAATTTGAATTTGGACTTGTAAGGTTACCAAAACCGTCATCAAATAACATTCCATTTAAATTAGGTTGATTATTATCATCTTTTCCTGGTAATACCTCTGGTGCTAGAACTGATGGCCTTGCATCATTAGGTGCTGCAGGAAATATGCCCTGCCCAAAAACTTTTGTACCACTATATGATGCTGATTCATTTAAAAGTATTTTTGAGCCATTTGTTCCATCATGTGGATACATATGCGATAAAGATTCAAATCTTAACTTTCCTTGTGATATTGTTGCATTAAATGGAAATCCATCTAATCCACCTGAACCTAATTCGCTTGCAGTTTTGATTGCACTGTTAATTTTTTCTAACACCCCATTCTTACCACCAAATTTTGTATTGCTGCTATCTACAGTAAATGATAATTCTGTTTCTGCTGAATCATCGATAGTTACTGCAATTGCATATGTATTTCCACCTGTAAGTTTTGTGTCAGTCTGTGGAGTTATGGGGTTTTTAAACGAGATTTCTTGAAATGCTCTTTGCGTATAGAATGTCAAAGCCACCGAACCCTTAACAATCCCACCAGTCGCTACATCTCTACCATATCCAAAAAAGTTACTTACCTGAAAATTACCTGAGCCATCGGTCATACACACTGCAGAACTTCCATATATTGTTGTAGCTTCATCATAAAGATGATTAAAATGAACAAGCTCAATAGCAGGTGAACTTGTATGCGCTGCAGCCGTTGTGCCATGAGCTCCTCTTTCTACTGTAATTGTTGTGCTACCAACATCTTCGACAATCATAACCTCATTATCTACTTTAATTCTATCGCCTACAAAAAATACCATATCATTAGGGGTTACAGTTTTAATCGTTGTGTTTGCTATGTTATCGCAATCACTAACTGTTGTAGGTGACTCATTGTCTGTTTCAGGTGCACCAGTTACTGTAGTAGCATTTGCTGCTGATGTGCTTTCTTCATAGCTCATAGCATGTATACTTGGCATATAACAATACTCTCCTGGCCTAAATACTTTATGTATTGTTGTGGATGCTAGTGCTGTGCCTGTTGTTTTATCACCACTGTCATCTCTCCAGTTATCATACTTAAATATTATTTCTGCAGCTTGGTCAGATGTATTATATACAACAAGAGCCTCTGCCCCCTCCATGGACCTGGCAGCTTTTGAACCTGCTGTAAATAATGCTAAATTTATAAAACTATCACTATCATCTACTGTTTGCGTGATTTCAAAAATTTCTGTATAGTTAGTAGTTTTTCCATATGAATATCTACCACCTGTATCTGTCGATAATGATAGATTTACATCTAATTTGCTCATTTTTTCCCCTTTAAGTTATATGATATTTAATATATACTGATGCTGTTATATCGTTGTTAATTGTTGCTCCACCCCTAACACACATCAACAATACTTTTCCTGCTGTTACATCTGGTGAGCCAACAGTCATGCTGTGTACATCTGCATCTGCATTATCTATTGTTTGCGATGATGAACTAGCAACAACGGCACCTGCTGATAAATCACCTGAGCCTGCTCCTGATGAATCTAATGTAAATGAGTTTAAACTATATTGCAGTGTATCAGTTGAGGCTGAATCATCCCCCATATGAATTACCTTTATAGCATCTATAGTTATATTATCATGAACATACCAATATTTATTTAAGGCAGTATGTGTTGCTGTGAAAGATGTAGCTGGAGCTGCATCTGTGCCAAAATTATCATCAGCGCTTGTAATAATACCACCATCAAAAGGTATTGGATACCATGTGTTAGCTACTGCACTTAATTGAAAACAGCGAAATATTATATATTGCGTATTTGCAAAGTCTTGTGTCTGGTTGACCTTTACGCCTTTATTTGTAGAATCTACTGCAAAAACAGTTGTTCCGTCTTTTATTTTGGCAGTTATGGCATCTGTTGAATCATTTGCTGATGGCCTCATTATAATTTTATCTTTTGATATTTGTAAAGCTGAGTTACCACCATTTCCATCCTGAACTATATTTGGTGTGGTCGTTGGTAAACCTGTATTTGAGTTATTCAAATATAATAAATCTTTAAATGTATCTTTTTTCTTTTTATTAATTAAACTCATTTTACTCCTTATTACCCTTCATATATTGTTGCTGGTAATGCTGTTGCTTTTATAATAAATGGATGATTGCCTTGACCTACTGATGTTCTCCCACCATATTGCAAGAACGCTGTTTTGGTTTCTCCATTTGTACTAAATGCCACCCAAAATGTGTTTTCACTTCCAATAGCTGCTAAATCGGCTGAATCTAAAACCCATTTAATATTTATAACTTCATCATCAGCTTCTCCATCAGAATGAAAAACTCCAACACCATCGTATTCATATTCTTGAGAAAGAGCACTATACCCATCGGTTGCATTTTGTGTACTCAAGCTTGTTTCTATATGAGTACTTGTTGATGCAACATTAATCAAAGCTGACATTTCTATCTCTACTAATTCACTTGGTGGTGTTTTAAATGTTATTTTATGTACATCAGATTCCACAGTCATTGAGTTTTGTATTTCAAAAGTTGCTGTACCTGCTGTTGCAGTTAATCTAGTGTAACCAAGTATCATACCAGCATAAGCACTATTTGCTACACTAAATTCTGTGCCTGCTTTTTTAGCTACAAAATTACCATTATGTGAGTCTAATTCAATACTAGCACCAGAATCTACAACAAAGTCATCTGCAATAATTTTATCTAAGCTAGTAATTGTTAAATCTCCACTAGAATATGATACATCTGATAAGTCATCTAATGCTGATGCTCCACCACTTCCTGTATTTGCATCTACATAGTTTTTATTTACAATTTCGTTTGGATGTACTGGCTCTTTATTGTACATAAAACTTTTATTTGATATTTCTAAAGGCAATGTTATATCGTCTACTTTGCTTGGTATAGGGTCATTCTTTAAACCTCCAATAGCCTGGAGGGCCCTGGATTCGAGTTCTTTCACCTTTTTTTCTAAAGATTTTACTCTCTTAGGTGTTATGGCCTCATAATCCATCAATCTTCCTTATTAACTTGTTTTTTAAACATTTTTAACATTGCCTTGATGTCTATCTCTAACTGTTGTATTTTCTCGTCATTTTGCTTTAGCCTTTCTACTACCATTTCTAGCTGCATATCTAGATTGTTTGGTTTTTTAACATAATCTTTTATTTCTTTTGCTGCTTTCAAAAGTTTTAGAATTGCTACAGGTGACATTATTTGTTGTCACTCCTAAGGCCAGAAATAAATCCTCTAAGTGAACCCACCACAACATTATCTACTAAATCTATAAAATATGGTTCTACTGTTGCGCCCCAATATTTTTTTGTAAGTGACCACTTACCTAAACCTAAAGTCATCGTTCTACCGACTCCAAACCAAAATGTTTTGCAAATATTAGTAATTTGCTCGTTTGGTACTTTCTTTAAAGCCCATAATATAATAGCAGATGCGCCACCCCCTACTAAAAGTCCTGAATTTCCTGCTACTGTTCCTAATAATGTATCTAACATATTATCTCCTTTTTAATCTTTTTTATAACCATTGGTTTTAAAATTACTTATATCAATTTTTTCCATTGGTCGTGTCATTATAAAATCTTTTAATTTATCGTTTTGTATTTCTAAATCTTCGCCACCACTTATATATGGCTCCCCATCATGCGTGTGACCTACATTGTAAACTATAATTGATGTTTTAAAGAGGCCCAATCTTACAATTCTTCCTGCGTATTTTTTCCCCTCTATCCATATGTATATAACATCACCTACATTAATAGAGTTTCCCCAGAAAACTTTAAATGACTCTGTAAGCCCTTCTATTGTACTCCTAAATAGTACAGCTAGAAAACCTACTACAAACAGCCATCCATAGTTGCCAATTAGATTTGTGCCAATATCTGCAATTTGCTCTTCTGACATTCATCTATTTTCTAGGATTAAATTTTCTAATTTATCAAACCGATTCATGACAGCATCAATTTTTGTTTCAATGCGACCTTGACCCACTTCCTGGCTCTGCACTTTATCTTTATTAGTCATTATCTTTTTTCGGTTTTCATCTATGCTATTTTCCAAAGATTCTATTTTATTTGATGTTGCACCTACACTAAATACAAATGTTCCTAATATAGTGCATATTGTTATTATAGTACCTAAGGATATTTTTTTATCTATCATTGCCCATTCCTTATTAGTTGCGATACCTCTTTTGCCCTGTTTGGAGTTTGATTTGCCCACCTAGAATCTAAACATTCTTCTGCAGCATCTGCCCATTTACTATCAGCTAAAAATGCTATTGTTTTTTTAAATTTACTAAATGCTGTTAAACCAATCTGATATGCAATAGAAACCACCCCACATTTAACCATATCTGGTAAGTCATCATACCAATTATATTTTTTTGCTAAATTGTGCTCTAATTTGTGGATTTTACGCACTAAAATCATTTCTGCTATATCTTCATCTAATTCCAAATAATCTACCCTAAAACCGTACCCTATGGTGTAAAAGTCCTCGCTAACCTGCTTACCATCTGCTGTCTTATAACTTAGCTTATACGGTTTTGACCTAAATCCTTCATGATGTTTTATTATTTCTAATGCTTTGTTCATTTTTTCTTTTTCTTAGCAGCTTTTTTCTTAGCAGCTTTTTTCTTAGCTTTAGGTTTTGGTTTTTCTTTTGGTTTCGGCTTTGGCTTAGGCTTAGGCTCTACCTTTTCAATTACTTTCCAATCATCAGAATCCATCATCATAAAATGTTCGAGCTTTGTTACCTCTTTTGTTTCTCCAGATAAATTATGTTTTATAGTAATCATGAATTTCTCCTGTTTATATATAGGGGCCTAAAAGGCCCCTATATTATTCTATATTCTAGTGAACTGTACCTAGAATGAATACTCTTTTTTGTCCAGCAGTAGATGCATTTCGTACTAGACATCCATACATTACATCAGAAACAACTTTGGTTCCTAAGTAATCTATATCATAATCGGCTTGCATTCTAATGTTTGAACTGTATGCAATGTGCATAGCTGACTTATGAACACAGTAACCAATCGGAGTCACATCATGGTCATCATCACCAGCTGTACTATCCATATCAGTTCTTGCAGTTGTTACTGCATTTGACATAAGCACTGGAATTCCAAAAACAGTAGCAACTTGACCACTGTTAGCAAATCCTTGACCTAATGGAGAACCAGCAGTACCGTATGACAGCTGAACTAATCTAGCTAATCCAGCATAAGCTGTCGGTGATAATACTAAAGTCCAATTTGATGGGTCTTGGTCTTCTGCTAATATATTTTGCAACACTAAATCAAAATCAGCATTATTGGCCTCATATAGGTCACTACCCACATTGATAGAGTTTATATCTCCATCAGCTGTTTGGCAAGATGCAAGAAGTTTGCCCTCTAGGTATGTATCAATTTCTTTAGCTAGGGCATAACCCATTTCTTGTGCATAAATATTCATTATATCATAATTAGACTGAACCTTTAAAACATCTTCTACTAAGGTTGCTGAATACTTATGTTGGTCAACTTCTAAGGTAAGTTCAGTTTGAGCAGTCATATCGCTTCCGTATGCGCCTATTGGACTATTTATAGCTTTAGTTCCAGTAGCAACTTGGTCAAACTGAGGAATGTGAATCTTATCACCACCACTTGAAACAAATGCTGATAAGTCATTACATAAATTAGCAAATACTAGTTTGTCTTTAAATGCTAATTCTACTGCTGGTGCCCATACTTCTGGTACGAAAACATCCCATGACCTATTTCCAGCTCCTACAGCTGTTTGGCCGAGTCCACCAGAGGTAATCTTATCAGTTGCTATATCATTAAGTACGTTACCCATAGGTCCATTTTGAACCCAGTTTTGAATATTATTTAAAAGTTTCATTTAATCTCCTTCTGCTTTCGCAAAGGTTAATGTTAAATGATACTCTATTTTTTATTCATTAGCACCTGCGTATGCCATTGTTTTCTTTCCTCTGCTGTCATATCTGAGTAAGATTTACTTGACGTACTATTTTTTACCATACTTGGTATATTTGGTATGTGCGCACCTTGAGGCTGTTGATTTTTTAAGGTTTTTTTATGAATATATTTTAGAGTATCTAAATCTTTACCAGCCAATTCCTCTCTATCCTCTTCTGGAAATTCCTCTAAAATATTTGTTTTTTCAGTTTCAAGATATGATGTATACTTATCTTTATATGTAGACAATTCTTTATTTTGTGATTTAAGTCTATCAATTAGTTCAGTCTGTTTACCTTCCTGAATCATTTTTTCTTCCTCATACTGATTTACTTTTAATCTAAGAGCATCTACCTCACTGACAGCATTTTGCTTTCCTGCTCGCTGTTTTTTAGAGTTTTCTATTTCCTGCAAATAGAGTGCTTTATAATCAGGTTGTGCTTCCTGTTGTGTTTGAGCAGTGCTCTGCTCCTCTGCTGACGTTGCCTGCTGGCTGTCGTTTTCTGTGTTCATCTGAACTCCTTATAATATTTTGTTTAAAAATACAAGTAAAATTTATAAATTAAAATCAATATTTAAAACTAAATTTATGGAAAATGTCACAGATTATAAAAAAACTTGGTTTGATTTTATAGATTACAAGCCCCATAAAGGGCAAAAATTATTACATTATCCTCCAGGGGGTGAATATGACTATAAGAAAAATCCTGATGGTGTAAGGTTCACCGTTGCGTGTATGGGTAGACGTTGGGGTAAATCTCATTCCTGTGCAAAGGAAATCGAGGTAGCCCTAACTCAGCCTGGTAAGGTTGTTTGGAATGTTGCACCTAATTACAATACCAGTGAAAAAATATTTAGATTAGTATATGAAGATTTAGTTATTAAGAAAAAATTTAAGCCATCAATGTATTCAGCAAGGGACCAAATATTAAAATTTGAATGGGCAGAAGGTGTAAGTGAGTTTCGAGGAAAATCTGCCGAGCACCCTACAGGTTTGATTGGTGAGGGTTGTGATTTAATAGTTATTGATGAGGCAAGTAAAATACCTAAGTTTCAAAGAATTTGGGAAATGTATTTGAGGCCCACATTGTCAGATAAAAAAGGTAGAGCAATTTTTATATCTACGCCTGATGGTTTTAATTATTTTTACGAACTATATAATCAAGGTAAAAAAAATAAAAATTGGTTTAGCTTAAACAGTCCGTCTACTGATAATGAGTATGCTTTTCCTTTAGGAGTAAATGACCCTGATATTATAGAGGCTAAAAATACTTTAAACAAAGATATATATAAACAAGAGTATGGTGCAAAGTTTACTGCGCTTTCTGGGGCCGTATATGGCGATTTTGAAAGAGATAATAATGTAGGTGATTATAAGGTTAATCGTGAGCTTCCTGTGTTTTTAGGTATAGATTTTGGATTTAGAGAGCCTGCTTGTTTGTTTGCACAAATAAAAAATATAGATAATTTATTACATGTATATATTGTAGATGAGTTAGTTCATATAAAAAATATAAGTGATAGAGATTTCTTTAGTCTTATAATTGAAAAAGGTTATAGATTAGGAAGGTGTTTTGGTGACCCAGCAGGGTATCAAATGCAAAGTTCTGTAGGAATGGGTAGTGCTCATATTTTTAGACAAATGATTGGCAAGCCTATCATGACTATGAAAGATAAGACCAGCAGGTCAATAGCTAGTGGAATAAATCACGTCAGAAATTTTATATTATCTGATAACAATATTTCAAGATTACACATAGATAAAAAATGTGAGGGATTGATTGAGGATATTGAATCATACAGGTATCCAGATGATGAGGGAAAAAGCCTGAAAGAGCTGCCCTTAAAAGATGGAATACATGACCATTCTATGGATGCACTAAGATATTTATTGATTAATCTTGACCCAATAAAACAACGTAAATTAACAAGGAATAATTAATATGATATTTAACAATAGTTACTCAACAAATCTTTTGGCAGAAGGTGTAAAATCAATGAAAGCTCAAAATTCTGCTGATAGGCGCAGTTTAGTTACAATGTTTTTAGATTATTATGATGGTGACAACACAAATCAATACATTCAGGATAAATTTGATATAAATAATTTCCGTGAGGTGCCCTGCATGTCATTTAATATTACAAAACGTCTTATAGATAAGATGTCACGTACATATCAATTACCACCAAACAGAACATTAGCATCTGGAAATGACCAATATAAAAATCTTTCAAGATTTAAAAATTATAAAATGGGTCACGTTGAAAGAATGACAAATTTATTAGGTACCGTAGCCTTACAAATTACAATGTCTGAGAATATGGGTGAGCCTGTTTTTAAGTATGAGCCGATATTATATTTTGACGTAACTACGTCAGAAATGAATCCATTGGAAATAACATCAATACAATACCCAATATTTAACAATGTAGATGATGCAAGTCAGGGAAATGAAAAATTAACATTTGCATACTTTGATAATGAAAAATATATGGTTTTAGATAATGAAGATAATGTTATTGTTGAAGAACCAAATCCATATGGTAGGATTCCTTTTGTTTTTATAAACAGACAGCATTTGCTTGACTCTGTTTTTTCTGCAGGAGCATATGATATTGTAAGCTGCAATGAAATGCTTAATATATTATTTACAGAATTAAATTTAGGTTTACGTTTTCAGTTATTCGGTCAATATGTTGCATCAGGTGTATATGAAGATGAAAAGTTTGAAAGATGGGGTTCTGACCAAGTGATAACTGTCCCTGATGGTGTAGATGTAAAATTATTACAGCCTATGCCAAACGTGGATTCGGCATTGAAAGTAGCTCGTAGTATGGTAGAACTTGTAGCTACAAATAATCACATGTCGGTATCATTTGCAGAAACATCCAGGGACAGGCCCCAGTCAGGTATAGCATTAAAAATTAAAGAGTTAGAATCACATGAAAATTTTGAGAAAGAAAGAGAAAAGTGGTCGTTTTATGAGCAGGAAATATTTATGTTAGAAAGAGTAATCGCATCTGTAAGTGGTATAAATATTGGAAATAATTTAGGCGTTGATTTTAAAGAACCAGAATATCCACAAACTGCAGCCGATGAGATTGCAATGCAACAGTTTTTATTAGATAATGACTTAACTACAAAAGCTAAAATATTAAGAAAGTATAATAAAGATTTAACATTAGAGCAGGCAGAACAAGAAGTTAAAGAAAATAAGGAATCTAATGAGCAAGGAAAAGAACAGCAAGCACCAGGATTATTTGGTCGAATTGGTCAAAGACCTCCAACAGCTCAATAAGGTAACACCTGAGATATTACAAGCTGATATAAAAGAGGTAGTAAAAAATCCTGAACAATATGCTTTAGATTTTGCAGAGATTATTTTTACTAGACATTTTTCCAGATATATAAAAGCATATAAATTAGGTGAAGATTTTGCGAAACGTAATATGAAAATGAAAAGTAAAATTAATGATTAAAAAAACTTTTAATTTAAAAAAACTAGTTGCTACAATGCCTGACCTCTTTAAAAATTTTGTAAATACACATGGGGCAGGCATAAATGATGCAATCCAAAACGGAATTGATTTATCTGAAGATATACATGGCCGACCATTTAAATCTATGAGTCCTGTGACTGAGGCAATACGTAATAGAAAAAGTACAGGAAATAAGCTGCTAGATGAATCTGGAGAAATGAGAAAAACAAAATTAGAAAAAGCTACAAGGGATAATCTTGTTTTTTCAATTACAAATGTTGGTAAAAATAGTGATGGTGAATATTATGGAACATTTCATAATACAGGTGATGGTGTTCCTAAAAGAGAATGGTTTGGTATCCCCAAAGAAAGTAAGCCTGGAGGTTCAGATTATAACAAAAGAAAAGAGGTTTTGCTGCGTATGATAAGACAGGCCTGGAGAAAATATTAATGGCTAAATTGGATGATTATAAGGATTTATGGGGTGAGGATTTTGGTGAGCTTGTAAAGTTGTTTAGGGCAGGGGTAACTCCTGAATTAGAAAATTTACTAGTTGGAATTGTTGATTCTATGGTATTTGATGCCAGGTCATTTGCTTTAAATATAGAAAAGTCTGTAGCTAATATGGCTCAGACTGGTATGTCTATGAATTTAATCGAAGATGTTTTGACTGAAGATATGCAGACAGGTGGTAAAATATTTGGGCAGCTTAGAAACAATATTAAAGAAACTACAGCTAAAGCTATAAATCAATCTTCTAGGTTAGGTCAATATTCTACTTACTTTGCTAATCCTGAATTACTTATGGACTCACCTAGTGAATCAAAACCAATGAAATTTATGTGGGTAACGGTAGCAGGTCATAAGGTTTGTAGAGATTGCATATCAAGGTCAGGAAGAATAAAAACTTTTGATGAATGGTCTACTGATGGATTACCTGGAGCAGGTCAGACAGTATGTGGTGGATATTGCTATTGCATCATAGACCCTATTGGTCAAATGGATGAAAAGATTGATGCACCAGTTGAGCCTGAGGTAAATGCTGAATCAGCAAAGTCATCTGAAAATATAGCTTTAGCATCACTTGGAGATTTAAGTCCACAGCAAATGAAACTATATAAAAAAGCATTTGATTTAGATTCTGATAATGCTGTTGGACTTTTAAAAAGAAAAGGTTTGACAAAAGCTGAGGCATTAAAACAAATCGCTGACCATCGATTGAAATTACAATCAGTTAAACGTGATACAAGGAGTTTATATTTTAATTCTGAATCTGGAAGATATGTTAGAGATAGAGCTATCTTACATTCCAGGATTGCAAGAACAATCGTACAAGAGGGCAAGATAGCAAAGACAGGCAGGCCTGATTTCTTAATGACTGGTGGAGTTCCAGGTGCTGGTAAATCTACGATGCTAGAAAAAGCATTTGGAGTATCTGAAAGCAGACCACATAGATTTGTACATGTGGACAGTGACAGAATAAAAGGTATGCTTGCAGCTTTTGATGATACTAAAATTACATGGAACGCAGGACTATATCATGAAGAGGCAGACAGTATTATTAAAATGATATTCCAACAAAGCTACAATCAAAGACGGCATATACTGTTTGATGGTACAATGAAAACTGGACCTAAAATGGTAAAGTTTTTGGATTGGTTTTCTACTACAGGTGGATACAGGCCCTTGCTTGGATTTGTAGATGTTAATGTAGATATAGCTATTGAAAGAGCTATTGCACGTTCTTTAAATAATGGTAGATTTGTAGAGCCAGCTTACATATTAACACACCTAGGAAAAAATAGAAAAAGCTATGAACTTTTAAAATCTAAATTTCCTGAAATGGAATATGTTATGTTTGACAATAATGTATTTGGTCGAGAGCCTAAACTATTAGAGGCTAGCTCGTTTTTTGATTTTCTTAATCCGTAGGCTCTTCAAAATCTTCGAGGTCCTCAAACTCTCCATCGACTCCATTATCTAAATTATCATACTCAGATAGCTTGTCATCTTTGACAAACATATCACGCAAGTCATCTAGTAATGTATCTTCTGGGTCAATGAGCTGACCATTCTTATCTAGCTTACGTTTGTTTGGTAATTGGTCACCAGTGTATGGCATGATATACCTCTAGTTTAATCTTTAATATAATATTATTATGTATTTTCTACAAGTGAAAGTATTTTTTTATTATCTGCAAATTTCACAATTACTCCTATTGCAATCACACGTACATAGTCTTTTGTCATCTTCTCCTTTTAAAAGTATTGCTTTTAATTCAAATATTATATGGGACACTAGAACTCTACTTTCATTTGAATGTTGCTTTGGCTGTATTGATTCAAAATGTTTAATTCTATCTTCTATAAGTTCTTTATAATAAGAATCCATTATGCTACCCCCATTTTTACGATGCTTGGTTTTTCGTTATAAGCTATATCATATAATTCCTGGCACACATATCTAGCCATTCCAGGGTCACCATTGATGTGCTGGTCATCTTCCCATCTTCTAGTATTAAAACAGCCAGTTCCATCGCTATATTCGCATATCCCTATTAATCCCATGCACTGTGGATATTTCTTCTCAATATGGGCCAATACGGCCTTTAAAACACCAACTGTACATTCTTTATGAACAAAGATATAATTGCACATGAAAGATACAATTTCAGCACCCTCAGGTAGCTTGCTTTCGTGTGGTGGTACATAGCCACCAGAGTCTGTTGTTCCACTGCTTTTATATAAACATACTTGACCGTCAGGCAGTATCATGTGACTAACGTGATATTCCATATCAATCATTCCGTCAAATCCACCACCCTCATATTGATTTACTATTTCCTGGACAGCTTTTTTACCAGGACCATTTGTATATCTGATATCGATTCTACCATGGTCACTACCAATCCTGACAGAGAATTTAGTACCAGGAAACTCCTGCTTTAATCGTTTTCTTATCATCTGAGCTTGTTCTTTACAGTGTATATATCGCATCTTAGATACCCCCTTCGATTTTTTTAGCAGTCATTTTTTTAGCAGCTCTCTTATATGGAATATTATTTTTCATACATTGCTTTCTGAGAAATTTAACCTCTTCTTGCAAGTCATTTCTCCATTCTTGAAGATGCTCTATTCGGTATTCCAATTTTTTTATTTCATTTATTATTTTTTCTACCATGTTTTACCCCTTTGTTTTTTTGTTACGTAAGTAATTTAAATAACTTATATAATACCAGTCAAGTTTTTTTTAAATTATTTTTGTGTCCGATGTATCTTTAAGATAATCAATCAAAAATCCTGGCATCTTATTTTGTTCTATTTTGAATTGAGTGTTTAAATTTAAAAATAAGACTGGCTCAAATGGATGTTGTATTGCATGGTTTGGTTCCAGGTAAATAGTTTTACCATCTGCGTACCATAAATAACACAATCCACCGCCATTATGAAACCAACAGTTATTACCATCAGGGTCGGTACAATGGTACCCATTATCGGCTGATTTGTAGTTTATTGTATATTTATATTCTGCTGCTTTATTCATTAGTTACTCCCTTCTTTCCAGTTAAGTAGAATATAACATCATGACCACTTCCAAACCCATACTCTAAATGGTCTATTTCTTTTATCAACATATAGTCACTTAAAGGCTCTGATACTATTGAACCATCTACAGTAATAAAATTTCTTTTTACTACTGGATTCCAAACACGTTTCATATAATCGCTACTAGTTGATTTCCAATACTTACCATTATCTTCATAATCATAGTTATCAACGTCTTTTGTGATTATAGATACTTGTTGTTTGTAGGTCAAATTCCAGACCTTTATTGCTCTTTTGATATCTGTCTTGTTATATATCATAGTTACCCCCTTGCACTTCGTTAGTTATTGCGATTGCACCCACAAGCAAAAGCACTAAAGTTACCATCACTAAAAAAACTAACATAATTACCCCTTTCATTTCGTTTACGCAGTAACTTAAAAAAGAAAATATATATGAGTCAAGTTATTTTTATTATTTATATAACTTTTATTATTTAATAGAAGAGAAATATTTATTCATCATGGTCTGGGTACCATAAATCCTGGGCCTTTTCAAGCTCAATCAATTTCTTTTTCCATGCTTTACGTTCATGGGGTTGGGGTTTTCCTGAGGGCATTAAATCTAATCCTACAGCTTTTGCTCGCTTTCTGATTTTATACCTGGAATTAATATCATTTAAATATCGGTCTTTTTTATAACCTTGGGATTTCTTCTTAGGTTTTAGCCTAGGCTTACGATAATCTTTGATATTTAGGCTATTTTTGGGGTTTTTACGGCTATTTGCTTCAGGGTTCCTAGGTGGTAATTCTATATTATCCTTAATTTCTACATTTTCACCCACTAATACAGCATCATCAGGTACTATCTCGGCCTGGTCAATCTTACTATTATTCATGAACTGCATAAATGGCGCATTGATTTCTATGTGGACCCTGTCTTGGAGTTTATTAAAATGTTTTAATACAAGCTCGGCAGCTCGCACATTACCTTCCTTAGCCTCATTAATAAGAGCCATCACAACTCCTGGTAAATGTCTGCCTGCAAGAACCATAAATTTATCATATATAGCATCTATAAATTCTGGTTCTTTCATCCATTTAGATACGGCTGCATCAGATACATTTAACTGTCTAGCTATCTCAGTCTGCTTTATATTTGCATCTCTAGCAAACAATTCAATGGCCAGTTTTTTCTTCTCATCTCGCATTATTTGTATCTCAGACATTACACATAATATATAAATAATTTTTATAAATCAAAAGCATATATGATTACACATACCCCCTAAAAAAAATAGGTTTGGGTACCTGGAAAAGGGACCACAACATTGCCCCCCATATACCTAAGAGTTAACATATTGTTAGTTATCTGAACGTCTTCTCTCCTCTGAAACGGCCCAGTCAGACCGTTATTATGACGTTAAACTTGTAGTATTTTAAGTATATGGTCAATATACCTTAATATTTTAGTTCTGGGTACACGTTGTAAAGGTGTTTCTGTGGGTGCGCTCGACCCATTAAATTCAACAAGATACACGTTGCTATTACTCA